TGATTTAAGAGACCAAGAAGAAGATGAAAAATGGGAAGATGACTCAGAAGAAGATTTTGATGAAGATAATGATGATGAAAATATTGACGAAGAAGAAGAAAACTAATAAAAGAACTTATGGCTAAAGATATTAAATTATATAAAGATGGGAATGAAATTACTATTAATGAAACTCAACTTGATAATTTTTTAGATTTAGGTTGGAAACAAGAAAAAGAAAACATATCAACAAGTAAAAAGGAAAATAAAAAATGGCAACACACTTTGGAAAAGAAGGAGTCGTAACTGCTGGTGGAACAGGTATTGGGGAACTAACAGGTTACACACTTGAAACTACTGCTGATGTTGTTGAGGACACTCAATTATCAGATAGTACAAAATCATTTGTAGCTGGAAGAACATCATTTTCAGGAACTTTAGAAATGAGTTATGATGAAACTGATTCTCCACAACAAACATTAACTGCTGGAACTTCTATCGCTTTTATATTAGCACCTGAAGGAAATAGTTCAGGGGATGAAACTTTTACAGGCACAGGAATTGTTACAGGAATGAGTGTCAATGTTTCATTAGATGGAATAACTACTAGATCAGTTACTTTTCAAGGCACAGGAACATTATCAAGAGGAACTGCTTAATATTAATTTATGTCAGTTATAGATAGAGTAAAAACTCACTTTGAGACTCTGCAAACTATTAGTATTGAAGTTCCTGAATGGAAAGACGAGCAAGGTAATCCATCTATTTTTTATTCAGAGCCTTTAACACTTGAACAAAAAAATATTATTTTTAAAAAATCAAGTAACTTTCAAGATTTAACAGTTCTTGTAGATTTATTAATGATGAAGCTTATGGTCAAAAATGACAAAGGCGACTTAGTAAAAGCATTTGAGCCATTTGATAAACTAGCTTTACAAAAAAAGGCAGATTCAAATGTTATTGCAAGAATATCAAATTTAATATTAGCAGAAACATCAATAGAAGAAGCTGAAAAAAAGTAAGAAGCGACCCTGACACACAACATTTGTTAGTGGTTGCTGATAGACTTAAATTACCTATACAAAAGGTGTTAGATATGCCTTTGAGCCATTATAATCTTTGGATAGCTTACTTGAAAAAAGAACAAGATGAGTATAAAAAGCAAAGTAGTTTAGCAGAAGCAAGAAAATATAAATAATGGCAACTCAAAAATTAAACATAGACATAATAGCACGAGATAAAGCAACCAAAACTATAGGTGGATTAAGAGGTGGTCTTAATAAATTAAAAAGTTCAATATTTAATGTAAGAAATGCTTTTATTGGTTTAGGTGCTGGATTAGTTGTAAGAAATTTAGTTAATACAGGAAAACAATTAGAAAATTTACAGGTCAGATTAAAATTTTTACTTAAAAACACAAACGAGGGTGCAAAGGCATTTGAAAACATGACTAAATTTGCATCTAAAGTTCCTTTTTCTCTTGAAGAAATTCAATCAGGCTCAGGTATATTAGCAACAGTTACAGACAACGCAAAAGACTTACAAAATATGCTAGAGATAACAGGTAATGTTGCGTCTGTAACAGGATTAGATTTTAGAACTGCGGCTGAACAAATACAAAGATCATTTAGTGCTGGTATTGGTGCGGCAGATTTATTTAGAGAAAAAGGTGTAAGAAATATGCTTGGCTTTAAAGCTGGAGCAACAGTATCTATAGAAGAAACTGTAGCGGCTTTTCAAAAAGTATTTGGTAGAGGTGGACAATTTGGAAACGCAACAGATGAGTTAGCAAATACTTTTCAAGGTACTTTGTCAATGATTGGCGATAAAATATTTAACTTTAAAAAAACTTTATTAGAAGCTGGACTATTTAAAGAACTTAAAAAACAATTTGGAGACTTAGATAAATTTTTAGAGAGTAATGGAGACCAATTAGATATTCTTGCAGAAAAAATAGGTAGAGGTTTAGGAATAGCATTTAAAAAACTTTCAGACACAATAATATTTTTAAAAGAAAATATAGATGGAGTTGTAACAGTATTAAGTGGATTAATAGCGTTAAAAGTTGCAACTTTTTTTCATGGTGTAACAACTGCAATAGGTGGAATGACATTTGCTATGAATGGATTTAATTTAGCAACAAAAAGAAATATTATATTTGGTAGCATAATGATTTTTGCTAGTGCTATGGGTTTTTTAATAAAAAAATTTAAAGAATTTAAAGGAGAGTTAAATGAAGATATACCTACATTTGCAGAATTAGAAAAAGATATAGCAGACTTAGAAAAGACAATTGCTAAAGCTCAGAGAGGAAATATACAAGGATTAAAAGATCAGTTAAAAATAAAAAAATTACAACTAGAACAATTAATTCATGAGTCAGGATTATTACATCATCATAATACACAACACATGAGAAATAAAACTTTGCAACTAAGTATATTAAATGCAAAAGAAGAACAAACAAAAGAAACACAAAAAACTTTTAATATATTTGAATCACATCACGATTTAGTAAATGCAGTAAAAAAATCTGAACAAGACGCATTAAATAGAATTATAGGTTCAAACAGAAATATTTTTGACGAACAACAAAAAATAGCAGAATCAGTAAAAGAAGAAGCAACACTTTTAGAAAAAGTGCGTTTAGAATTAAGACGACAAAATAATGAATTTTCTTTAGTTGATGAAGTTGTTGGTTTTGTAAATAAAGGTATAGACTCTTTTTCAAAAGGATTAGCTGAATCATTAATATTAGGTAAAAATATAAAAGAAACATTTAGTAATATGGCAAAAACATTAGCAGTAGAAGTCTTGTCACAGTTAATATCAATAGTAGCAAAAAAAGGTGTTGAGTTAGCATTAGAAAAATTAATTACAAGAGAAAAACAAAAACAAGCGGCTTTAAGTGGTGGTAGTGGTTTTTTTGGAACAATAGCATCAGTATTTGGTAAAAAAGCATCAGGTGGTGCTGTTGCAAAAGGACAACCAACTCTTGTAGGAGAACAAGGTGCTGAAATGTTTATTCCAAATAGTACAGGTCAAATAACACAATCATCTAGAGGTACAGGTGGTGGGGAAACTACAGTTAATTTTAACATTAATACTTTAGACGCAAGTGGTTTTAATGATTTGTTAATAAGAAACAGAGGAACTATAACACAAATAATTAATAATGCAGTTAATGAAAGAGGGAGTAAAAATTTGATCTAATGTCTGGTGCTTTTCCAATATCAACTGCTAAATTTCAATCTTTAGGAATAAGGTCAATTCAAAATACAATTATATCTAAATCTCAATCAGGTAAAAAACTTGTAAGACAAATTGACAATCAAAGGTTTGCATTTTCTGTTCGTGTTATTACAGCAAAAAGATCAGATGTTTATGGGGAACTTATGGCTTTTATTATAAAGCAAAGATCAAGCAAAGAAAATTTTACAATTATCCCACCAGAAATAGAGGATGCTAGAGGAACAGAGACAGGAACAGTATTAGTAAATGGTGTCCACGCAGTAGGAGATACAACGATTTCTATGGATGCTTTTGCTGGAGATGGTGCCGGAAGATTTAAAGCTGGAGACTTCATAAAGTTTGCATCACATAATAAAGTTTATATGGTTGTTGCAGATGCTACTTCATCATCTAACGCATCTACTGTTACAATAGAACCACCATTGATTACTGCTTTAGCAGATGATTCAGTAGTGACTTATGATAATGTTGCTTTTACAGTCCATCTAACCAATGACATACAAGAATTTGGAGTTGTTGGTGCAGATAAAGATGGTGCATTATTGTATCAATTTGAATTTGATGTCGAAGAAACTCTATAAAATTAAGTATTACATAAATGTTGATGTATTAGCAGAAGAAATAGTCAATACTGAAGATATAGATGTTAAAAATTTAAAATTGAATAATAACGAGTTTCCTAGTAAAAATGCAAAATGGATTATTTATGATTCAATGAAAGTAACAAGAAAAACTATAGAAGATTATGACGAGATCACTAACGACAGCAGTAAAAAACGAACTAGCGACAAATGATATTAGACCTGTCCACCTCATTACCATTGGTTTTGGTACTCCTGTTAATATCACAGATTGTTCATTTCCTTTAACATCATCAGTATCAGGTTCGTCAGTTACATATAGTGCAAGTAATTTTATATTAGGTATTTCTAATCATACAGAGGAAACAGATATTACTAAATCAAGTGTAAGCATTAGTTTATCAGGTGCAGATCAAACATTTATATCTGTAGTTTTAAATGAAAATGTTATCAATGATAGTGTTGATATTTTTAGAGGTTTTTTAAATGATTCTAATGCACTTATATCTGACCCTTTTTTATTATACAAAGGTAAAATAGATAGCTTTGATATTTCAGAAACAGATAAAGATAGTAGTGTTGGACTTCAAATAGTTTCTAATTGGGCTGATTTTGGAAAAAAAAATGGTCGTAAAACAAACAACACATCCCAACAAAGATTTTTTAGTGGAGATGTAGGTATGGATTTTGCATCACAAACAGTGCAAGATATTAAATGGGGTAGAGAGTAATGGGTATTCTAAAAAAAGCATTATCAAAATTTGTACCATCTCCAATAATAGAGTTTTTTGCAAATCCTCTTGTTTCATTAGGTGTTTCATTATTTCTTTCATGGATTTTAAGACCAAAAGTTCCTGAAATAGAAGACTTTGGAACTAATGAATTTGATGATTTTGAAAAAGGTATATTATTAAATAAACAATCTAATGACGCAAATATTCCTGTAATTTATGGAGAAAGATTAGTTGGTGGAACTAGAGTGTTTATGGAAACATCAGGCACAGATAATACCTATTTATATATGGCGATAGTTTTATCAGAGGGAGAAATAAATTCTATTGAAGAAATAAGAGTTGATGACAAAGTAGTTACATTTGCATCTGCATTTTCAGATGGCACAGCAGTAGAAGTAGGAAGCGGAGATAGTAATTTTTTCAAAGCTGACCCAACAGTAGATGGCTCAA